CAGCGTTTCTTTATCATTTCATTTCATACGTTTTCTCCTTTCACGGAACAAATACGGAACAAAAAAAGGCTGCCAATTTGGCAGCCTTCTGTATATTATTTAACTGTAATTAATCCTTCTGGCTCTACAGTGAAGTCTGGCTTTTCTGCCATCGTTCCGTCTTCGTTAATATAGTACCATCCGTCTTTGCCTTTAACAAAAGCATTCGATTCCATGAAGCCGTTGCTAGTGTTTAAATAGTACCACTTATCGTAGTATTTTACCCAACCTTTGGCCATCTTACCATCTTCTTTAAAATAGTACCATTCATTATTAACCTTTTTCCATCCAATAGCCATCGCTCCTCGCTCATCTAACCAATACCATTCATTATTGTCTTTAAGCCATTGATTAATTAAGCAGTAACCTCTAGCATTGAAGTAAAACCATTCTTTTCCTACCTTTTGCCACTTGTTGGTTGGATAGCTGCCATCTGAATTCTGATACCACCAACCAGTTTCATTTTTTTGCCATCCTTCCTTAAATTCAAGGCCATTTTCAATATCTCGCTTGAATTGCTCGCGGCTAATTCCCCAACTTGCAAGATAAGGATATGGATCTACATGATCGCTGTAATTTTCTGGTTGATTATACGTGCAATATTCATGAGACTTGATTCCTTCTAAATCTGAAGAGTCTAATGTTTTAGGAAGTCCAGCCTCGTCTGCTAATTCTCTTAATAGTTGAATATAGAGTCTGTAGTCTTGCATAAACTCTTCTCTAGTAGAATGACTTTCAATCAATTCCACTGCTGCATAAGTCTCAGCGTTCCATCCGCCTCCAACATCGTAAGCTCCCTGGTTTACAGGGCCAACCTGCATAACTCGTCCATTACCTACAACATGAGAGAAAAAGCCAGAGTTAACAGGTCTGCGCATGTGATAGTCAGCTTCATTTTGCGCTGTAGAATTTTTGTTTCCTGTTGAGTGTGCGTGAATTTGTCTATAAGGCTCATAACCAACCTGTGGGAGTCCTTCTCTATATCTACTTGTATCAATTTCCATTTATATTCCTCCTTATTAATTTGTTGGCCAAGGGTCGTCTGTAACGTATGAAATATTCGATACCCGAATATCGCCGATGTCTTTATCTGTTGGTATTGGGTCTAAGAATTGGAAACGTAAGTGGTTTGCGTCTCCATAACCTCCAAGATACCATGTACCGTAAGATACCCCATCGTCGTTATATATTGATCCGATTAACGATGTTGCTGTTCTGTAACCGTAAGGCATTTGACCATTTGTTAAGATGAACACTTTCTTTTCACGATTTCCCGGATGTGCTACGAATCCAAGCCCACCACGGCGAACAATACCGAACCAACCCCATTGCAAACCACCAAATTGTAATTGCACGATATCATTAATTCGTCGTGCTTTTACGTATGAATTACCGAGCTTTGAAGCCGAATTTAGCGTCTTCCAACCAGTGTCACCGTCTAATACAGCCCAACCTTGATTTCCTGAAGGTGTACGTTTAATCCACTTCAAAGCACCGTTTGTTTTCTTGGTGTCAACGTATGTTTGTCCGATAGTACCATCGACTTTACCGTTTGGCATACCTTCGCCAATTAACTCACTAGATGAAGTTGGTGCATTTTGACTAGAAGCTGGTAAATTAACACTTCCGCCACCATCAGATAAGATGAGTGTATTCCCTGATAAAGTCAATTTTTGAGGAATACCCACACCATCACGGCCATTCTCTCCACGAGGGCCAACAGGTCCAGTTAATCCTTGCGGTCCAGCAGGCCCTTGCTCTCCTCGTTCTCCGCGCTGACCTGTTTCGCCTTTAGGACCAGGTTCTCCATCTCTTCCTTTTTCTCCTGGTGTTCCTGGAATACCTTGCAATCCTTGTGGTCCAATAGGTCCAGTGTCTCCGCTTAAGCCTTGAATGCCTTGCTCACCTTTTGGACCTCGTTCTCCTGCTGGACCTTGAATACCAGGGTCGCCTTTGTCTCCTTTAGGGCCTGGAGTCAGAGCGATGTTTTTAAGCTCTTCTTTTGTCGCATAAACGCTAGTATCGATTTTTGGAGAAGATTCAAGTGCTTGAATTCGTCTCAAGATTTCTGAATCGTCATATCTTGCGCCTTCTACATGGATATTGCTTAATGCTTCCTGTAATTCAGCCTTTGTGACAATCTCAGTGATTGCAACAATTCGCTTGCTGTCTTTCTCAATCACTGGTAAATCTTTGTGCTTATCAATTTCAGAGACTCTGACACCAAAAGAGAATTTGAATACATCAGCAGCTTGTACAACTTTCTCAATGTATACATATCCCGTGACTGTTTCATCAACAGTAATCAATGATGTATCAAACGGCACTTCTACTTTGTTTCCAGTAACATTGCCAATAACTTCTAAGAATCTATTTGAATGCTGAAAGTGAAACAGCACAATTACTTTGCTGACATCCGTTCTATCAAGAGTTAACTCGATTAGCGCGCTATTCGTATCGTGAGAATAGAATTCCTCTTGTATACTCTCCATATTTTTTCGAATTTTAGTGTCTAGACTAACATTCCTTTTGATTGTTTTCATAAATCCTCCATAAAAAAGGCAGCCACGATTGTAGCTGCCTAATGTTTCTATTGATTGTTTGGTCGTTCGTATGTCATAGCGCGTGTGCTGTCACTTACTCCGCTTGTTGTAGGATCATTGACAATCCCAACGATAACAAGAACTGCAAATAGTGCATTGACAAACACTAGAAGCTTTTCAGTAGTATCTCCAATCTCTAGACGAATGTTGAATACTGCTAAGAATGTTTGAAGCAGCAATGCTAGAGCAGGAACTAATGTAATCCAAAATGTCTTATTTAAAATGCGTACTTTCCAGTTAATCATCATATTTTTCTACCTCTTCCACGATTAATTTTTTAATTTTGTTTTCTTGATTTTTTCTCATTTGATTAATATATGGCTTCATGGCTTCTGGGAATGGCAGTCCAAGCGCTTCCCAATTCTCCATTAATGAGCCGATGTAACTAATGATGAAGAATAAACAGGCTGTGATGCCAATTTCTCTATGGCCTAATGCTCGTGCATACAGAGCTATAACCATCACCACAGCAACTACTAAGAAATGGCGCAGCAAGCCGTTAGTGCTTGTCTTGCTATCGAATTTCTTTAATTTAAAGGCTTTGATGTATCCAGACACAATGTCAAAAAATACTAACCAAAGCAATATCTGAATGTAAGGACTTTTAAACAATGATTGAAGATGATCATTTAAAAGTCTTAGTTCAATGTCGTTAGGCATTATAATTCCATGACCTCAACAACAGTTTTGTATTTCTTAATCTCTTCACGTTTATTAGCATTATCCTGCTCTAATCGTAAGATCTCATCATTTAAACTCTGAGCTTTTTGCTCAAGTTGAGCTTTTTCCTCGCCAAGTCTATTAATCTCATCTTGTTTAGTTTTAACTTTCGTTTCTAACGATGTGATTTTATTTTTAATCGTTTCTAGTTCCATATTTAACACCTCTATTTGTTGATTGTAATTCCGTCAAAGCAAAGCCAATCGCTGTTTATATCTTTTAACGAAACTATGATTGTATTTCCGTTTCCATCTCCGTATGCTGCTAACATACACTGGTTGTAACCCTTTGTAATCCCTTTAAGAAATGTTTGATTTTCGATTCTTATAGGAATTTTAATAACATGTTTCCATGGTGTTGCATCTCCACCTTTGCAACTACCTCTCAATTCAACTGAACCAGTATTAGTGATTTTGTATTGAACTGGCGGATAATCGTTTCCATAATTGCTCCAACCGTTTAAGTATGTTGCATTCATCCATATATTCGTCCATTCTGTCCATCTACCATTTTCTAAAATTCTGGTGTGTGTGTTGGTTGAATTGAATGGTATATATTGCTGAACACAATAATTGGAATCGGTACTGTGAGATATAACATTTATATATCCGTAATTATTTGTTCCAGTTGGATTGTGTTGCACACCAAAAGCGTGATAGCTTCCAGCTGTTCTCAAATTGTTAAGATCACCATTATATTTCAATGACTTTCCATCTTTTGATGTCAGCGCATATTCCTGGATTGGTTTTCCTCGCAGCATGAGGCCATCCTCAACATTTAAGCTGCTGTGTAATGTGACTGGCAGGAATGACTCAAAGTGTCCATCTAACTCTGGGAACCCTCCTACAGCAGCACGATTATCACCCCACGCCCACAGTACTCTGGATGAACGAACGAGCAGCACAGAGTCTACTAAGTCGCTCAATTTATCCTGGATAACTAATCGCACGTTATATGCCTTGGAAAGCTCATAGAACGCTCCACAATCAATTTGACGGTTAATCCGTTCTGTACTCTCATTCGTGAGATTTACGGCATCAACCCATCTATTAGCTTTTTTAGCTGAATACTGAATTTTAAGCGTGTAAGGATTACGATTAATCCCATCAATTACTAACGGACTGATATTGGCAGCCACAGTCGCAATAATAGTCTTATTAGTTCCGTTACCTGTCCTATTAGCTAAGAAGCCAATGATTTTAGGGGCGTAATAATCCCATACTTTGATAGTCTTTGACTTAGTTGCTGTTCTTCCGCGTGAGTCAGTAATCTTCGCTGTAACTTCTAAATTACCAGCTTTATTAGCTGGAAAATCTCCTGTTGCTGCTCTTACAATTAAATTATCCACCGTTAACTCAGTAGATACGATAGTTGAGCCGTGAGAGCCTGCTGCATTGTTTGCTTCAACTCTCATTACAGATTTATCTTTAACAAAATTACCTGTAGGAATGAATTCTGCTAATTGTGCTGTTTTTTCAGTAATTGTTACATCTTCAAGTGTGGGAACGATAGAAGCAGGAACTTTAATAGGAATGCCTCGTTTATAGACATCATTTCCAATCTGCTCAGTCCCTCTAAACGTCCGAACACGAACATCTAATGCTCCAGTATCACTATTGGTAATTCGATTAGCATAATCGATTGGAACCGTGAACTGCAAGCTCGTATCGTGTCCACTTCCTAAATCGACTAAATCGCTACCGTTAACACTCCACGAAACTTGATGCCTAAACTCATCAACTTTCTTATCGATGTTTATTGTAATTGGTTGCCCTAATTCTGTTTCTGTTACAGATTTAATTCCACTCGATCTAGGAATGTTTTCTAGGTTAACAGTTCCACTAAACCAGTTAATGTTTCCTTGGTCTGCAACATTTGTCAATCTCGCCCAAATAGCTATACTTTTAGTTCCGTCTTCATTGTGCGGTATCGTCATGGTGCCACTTCCAAATGTAACCCAATCACGATTTCTTAAATCAAAGCTAACGTATTTACTTAAGACATACTGTCCGTTAATTTCAACTTCTGCCAATGAATCGTTATTTAAATTGTAAACCCACGTTGTGTTTTTCTCTAACCATAATTGCCACGATATTGTAGAGGTGTTAGTTGTGATATCTCTGCCAGTCTCGTTAACTTCAAGAACTAGACGTACATATCCACTAGATGTTGTTTTAGATATCTTAACCATTCACTGCACCTCCTACGTATGAAATAACTGTGAATTCGCTGTTGTATCGTTCAAAGATATGATTAGCGATAGTAACAGAATTCCAGAATGTGGCACTTACAATATTTAATTGTTGGCCTGAGATATAAGCTACTACACGCCCAGAATCGATAAATTCCATCCGTTCGTTGGTGTAGCGTGTTTGAAGTTTTTCACCGTTTTTACCAATTAACAAACCATCTTCAGAGACGTTGAAATATGTTGAGATTGCATTAAGCAGAACGCTGGATTGCTCCATGTTAAGCTCTACCGCTCTTGTTCTCTGACCTAATCCTCGAATCTCTTCTGAAGTCTCTTGAATTTTCTTATAAGATTCTTCCAGGTTACTAAATTTCCCAGTTAGATCTCTGAGTGTGTCTTCTGTGACTTGAGACTTGTTAATGATTTCCATAACTTCAGCGAACTGGTTAGCATGCTCTCTGTTACGCTCTTCAAATTCCTTCTGAAGTCGTTCCAGTTCTTTGTCGTCCTTATTCAGAACGGGCTTCCATTCGCCATTTGTGAAAATCTTTGGAACATCTTTCCCTGGAGTGCTCGTATCAGTCCATAAATCTCCAGCGCTTGGATTAGCTGGAGGAGTTGGGCCTATTGACTTGTTAACGATAAAATCTTTAATCACAATCGAGCTGCTCGCAGCAACTTGATTGCCTTCTATCGCCTCACAGACAAATGTCGTTTCTCTGTCAACATCGTTTACAGTAATTGATAATTCATTGCTGCCATTTGCGTGCTGCTCATTCCATGCTGCATCGTCTGTGCCATATTTGCTCACGCGTTTCCAGCGGTAAGAAAAGCGGTTATTCATAGGAATGTCCATCTTAGTCACATTAGCAACTAATGTAGTAGATATATTACTATTCTGGAATACTACACCATCCGTAGATTTAATGTTCATAACGAATGGCACTTCTGTAAAGTCAAATAATCGTTCTTTAACCAGAGTACTCAAACGCTGAACTCTCTCAGAGATTGTGTCTGGATTTTCAATAACGTTAGTAATCGTTACTTTTCCCACATTCGGTTGTGATAGCTGCTTTTTCAATTTAGCAATTCGAGCTTCAATCTGAATAGCTGGCTGGTAGTCATTATCCACGATAGAGGCACTGTCACCAATAGAGGCACCTTCTGGAAGTAGAGTGATGTCCACTTCATAAGTAGCCTGTGGATAAGCTCTTTTTTTGAGCTGCAGCTTAGCCTCTTTGAATAGTGCCTCTTGAGTCTTAGCTTCACTCTTATACGTGTCTACTATGTAGCCGCCATCTCTTTCAACGTTATCATGACGGCTCCAGCGTTTCCCTTCCTGCAAGTCGTAAAGAGTATCTCCAGCAGTCCAGTAACGTCCATCATCGTATTTATATCCTTGCAGCGTTAATCCGTCTGCACCATGCGCTCGTAGCGCTGTGGCAAGATGCTCAATACTTTCTTTCTTTGTAATCTTGCTTACGTTAACTCCATATTCCAGACGAATCTTCTTATCCTCTCCGATTCGTTTATGGAAGTTTACAAGTTTACGATGCACTCTTCCGTGAACAAATTCATAACTGAAACTTAGCTCTACATCGAATGCTTTAGCAATCCTTCTCATGCGTTTAACCGCAGTCTCGAAGCTTTCAACCTTAATGCTGCGCGTGCTACTGTCTGGAACATCATTCGCTCCGATTTCCCATCCAGAATCTAATGAAGCTGCAGCAAAGTACTCTTTGAGCGTTCTAGAAGTGCCATCTAGTGGACCTACTGTCTCTCCAAGTAAGTCCAGTCCACCGTCTTCACAGTAGAATGTCTTGCTGTCGTTATCTTGTTCAATCGATACAATCTCGAAGCCTCGTGTCTGAGTTCCGTCCATAACGAATACATAGCAGCCATTGATGATTTTTTCAAGTTCTGGATTGCCGTCCTTATCGACTGTAAACTCATAGGTTCCAACTCCAGTATCTAGATCTTGTTCAAACCAATCATCATAAGCAATCAAACCGCCAGCTAAGTCAAAGCTTAACTGGCATAGTGTTTCGTATCGTCTATTAGTAATTGTAATCATATCCACCGCTCCTTAAATGTAGCATCTACAACTGGAATCTTATTGTCATCACCCAAGATGGCAACTTCTGTCAGTCCAGGTTGGATAGAGAACACTTTGCTTGCTGCGTTGATGTACTTACGTTCACCATTAATAGTGAGCTTGTTCTCAGCACTATCAAACACAACTAAGTCATTAGTATTAATCACTGCTGGGCCATTCTCATAGCCGTACTGCACTACATTCCCATTCGGATGGGTGAAAGATATCATCTTGTATGCTTTCCCTGCAGTAAACTTGTAAATAGGATAAACAGGGGCCGTACCTTCATTGTTGAAGATAAGCTTGTTCGATTCCATTCTTGCAGCCTTCTCTGTTTTCGAGATGGCAAAAGGGTTAAAACAGTGAATTTCAAAGGAGCCTTCTGAGTATCGGAATGTAATTAGATTGTAGTCAGTAGTTCCAGCCACGATGCCCTCGTAATACACCTCTGGCTGATAACCAAACTCAAAGCGGCTCAATCCAGGTACTAGCAGCGCACGTTGAAGAGCAATCTTGCTCTTCTCAATGCGATCACCTAATAGAGTGAATTTGACTTTAATCACTCGTTTTCCGAATCGTCTACGAATGAATCGCTCACCATCAGCAAGAGCATACTTCTTAGAAGTGGTACTAATGCTTGGAGTGAATCCAAAATCAATATTATTAATAATTAATAAATCGCCAAGCTCTTGGCCGTTAACCTTAAAGCTAAACATTAGCGCTCACCTCTCTTCCGTTGTTCTCGTCTATTGTGTTTTGTCTGCTCGTCTGTGACATAAGGTGTAATTTGTTTTCCTACAACTTTTCCATCAAGCTCGACTGTAGTGTGAATTTCTACAACTTGGTTATCCGTTTCTGTATCGTATCTGTATTGTTCTGGCTTCCATGCGCTCATTTGAGCAGCTTGCTGCTTAGATAACTGGATTCCACCAGCTACAGCGACATTGCTGCCGATTTCCACATCGTTGAACACTTGATTATCCAGATATTTATCAACTACCTCGTTAATATCTTCTGCGATAGCTTGAACAGTAGTCTTAACACCTTTAAAACCGAGCTGTAATCCTTCCTGTAAGCTGTCCATGATTGCATTTCCGTGTGGGATTAATAATCGTCTATCATAGCTGATTGGTCCTTTGTGTTCAGCAATCCAGTTAGCTACGCCTCCGATAAAGTTCTTAACACCCTCGAATGCTGCTTTAATACCGCCTAGAAATCCATCAATAATGGCTTTCCCTGCCGCCCACAAGTCGATTTTACTCAAGCTTGAAACAATGTTACCGCCCATTTCTCCTATCTTTCCGAGTACTTTTGGAATCATTTGTACTAATCCTTTAATCAAGCTGGATATAATTTGAACTCCAGCGTTTAAAATCTGAGGTAAGTTGTTCCAGATTGTAGTAACCAGATTAGTGATCATATTGATTCCTGTGTCCACTAAGCCTGGAATTCTCTGGAGAATACCACTGATTAAATTAGTAACAACTTCGAACCCTGAACTGATGAATTGAGGTGCGTTGTTGTAAATTGTTTGCAGCAGCGATGAAATTAAATCAATTCCAGCTTGTAAGATGCCTGGAGCAGCTTGAACTAATCCATCAATTAATTGGAACACAAAATCTACACCAGCTTGGAAGATTGATGGGAAGTTCTGCATAAACGACTCAACGAGTCCGTTAACGATATCACTTACAATATTCAGCAACTCTGGGATTGCTTCTAGAGCGCTGTTGTAGATTCCCATGACCATATCGCTTCCCATTTGCAGCAACTCTGGAACTGAGTCCATAATTGAGCCTATGTTCTCTCCTATAGCTGCACTGGCTAATTCAAACGCTGATTCTAGGATGTCTGGCACACCTTTAACGACATTCCAGAGCATTGGCAAGAAGTTATCTACAAAGAATGTCTTAGCAGTATCTGCTAAAGCTATCAGAGCAGGCTCTACATCCTCACCGAGCGCTAAATCACCGAGCAAGTTATGTGCTGCAGCCTTCATCGCGTTAAATGAACCAGTGAAGGTCGTAGATGCTTCTTTTGCTGTTGTTCCAGTGATGTCAAGGTTATCTTGAATCGCGTGGATAGCTTGATACACATCATTCAGATTGTTGATGTCGTATTTAGTTCCAGTTAGCTTTTCTGCATCTCTTAATAAGCGCTGCATCTCTTCTTTGGTACCGCCATAACCCAGCTTTAAGTTGTCAAGCATCGTATAGTTCTGTTTAGCAAATCCTTGATAAGCCGTCTGGATGCTTTCCATTGAAGTGCCCATCTTATTTGAGTTATCTGCCATGTCAATCATCGCCATGTTGGCCACTTCTGCAGCCTTCGCAGTATCACCGCCCAGCGATTGCAGCAAGCTTGCACTAAAGCCTGTCACATTCTCCATATACGCGTTTGCAGATAGTCCAGTCGTTTTATATGCTTCATCAGCATACTTAATGACTTGAGTTGCATTATCTTTGAACAGTGTTTCAATCCCACCAAGAGATTGCTGCAAGGAAGCTCCCTCGCTTAATGCAGCACTAATACCAGTCTTAATAGCAGCTCCAATTCCAAGCGATGCAGCAATTTTTAATGCTGCTCCTTTAAATCCGCTCATGAAGCTGGTTCCTGCTTCCTGTCCAGAGCTTGCTACTTCTGAACCCATCGCTTTCTGAATCATTCCCTTAATTCCTTGAGCTGATGGGATGATTTGAACATAAGCAGCTCCTAATTCTGTTGCCATTAGTCATCCTCCTTTCTTAACAATTTCTCTCTTTCTCTTAAGAAGTCCTCGCTTGATTCAAATCCAACCAAGTCGCTTGTTTTCGTTTTTTGCTGTGATTTTGTCAACAATGCGAGCATAGATGCTGGATAGTTGCGACCGTTCATGCCGTCCTTTGTCTGCTGCCATATCAACACGTTTAACTTGTCTTGTATTCCAGCAAGCAGCAGAGTCTCAAACGGAACTTCGATATCGTTCATCTTCATTTTGATTCTTGAGTCTTCTCTTAAACCAAAAGAAAAAACGGCCACCATTTTTAATGGCAGCCGTCTGTAATCGTATATTTGATATGTTTCAGCAAGATCACAGATAAGCGCGTCTTCATCAGTCGCTACCATTTTAGCGAGGATTAAGATTTTTTTAATTCTGAGTTTTCAAAAATAGTTTTCATAGTGTTAACAACATCATTTTTTGTAACTAATCCATGCTCATTGCGCATGCTATCTAAGAATGCTTTAGCTTCATCCTTAAATACAAACTCGACTAAATCTGGAAGATATAACACACTCTTTTCTACTTTTGAAAGTGCCTCTAAAAAATCGTAACTCTCAAGTAATTCTTGAGCGATACTGTAATTGAATCCTGCTTCTGTTGTTCCTGTAATCATTTAATTACCCCTTTTTCTGAATGTATTCATAGTGAGTGAAGCCGTCTGAATCTGGGAATGCAGATACTGTGCTTTCATATCCAAGTGTCTCAGAGTCTGAGTATGAAATTTCTCCCAACTCAGTCAATTTTGCCATAGGAATAACTACGCGTTTTAAGTAGCCACCTTGAAGCACAGAGTCAATTACCATCACTTGCGGTTCAGCTTCTTCTAGGCCTACTTTAATAGTGATTCCTGTATCGAGGTCGCCTTCAACGTTAGATTTTCCATAAATGAACTTAAGCACATTGATATTCATTCCTTCAATATACGTCATTTTGAATTTATCTGTCTTTTCTTTTTGTACAGTGTTAACAATAGCGCCACCCCATGCTTTCACATCTTCACTTGATGCAGTGTTTTCATTTTTAATTCCATCGTCTGAGATAAATCCTAGATTTTTGAACGCTGGATCTAGTTCAGTTTTAGCATCGGTTGGCAATGCTGTTTTTAATGGTGCCACAAACACAGCACCAGTGACTTTAGGTTTAACGGCCGTTACTTTGCTTGCATCGTTTTTATTTTCTGCCATCACAATTCTCCTTTAATTAATAGTATTTGATATCAAATACTGCTTGATATCTATATTTTTTACTTTCCGTATCTGTGTATATGTAGTCACTATTAAGCGATACACCAGATACATCATCTAATTCGACTAACATCTCAACTGCAGCCTTAACTGCTTCATTCAACTGTGCAGCCTTGTACAGCGTTGAATCGTAGCTCTGGAATACAATAGTTGAAGACTTGAGATGTTTCCTCTTTCCGCTGCCAGTCTGTTCGATTAACACGAATCTATCTGGCATCTTAGCTGCACGCTCCATGACTACTTTGCAGTCAAGCTTAGTAACTAAGAAATTGCGAATTGTTTCAAGAATCATCATCTCACCGCCTTTAATAGAGTATTATTCTTTTTTGTGTCCTTGATTGCCTTTACGGTGGTAGCTTTAACACTCGCATTGGCACGAGTTTTCCCTGTGAAAGTAGATACTTCATAACCATCTCCAGCTCTCCCTTTGATTGCTTCAGCGCGTTCTCTGAGCATTGCTTGCACCTCTTGTGAGCGCAGCATATCTCGAACACCTTGACTGTTCAGTTTAAACTTGAAATCACTCATATCTTTCCACCATCACCTTCTTATGCCAACGAGTAGGAACTAACTCCTCAATCCCTTCCTGGACAGGACCAAATGAACGGAACTTCTTACCAAAGAATTCGATTGTCTTATCTTCCCATTCGTGAGTGTCTCCTTTAGGAATTCCAAGCAGATAGACTGCTTTCTTTCCTTCGAGCTGCACTGAATTAATAACATCATCGGCACTAGCAGGAGCCACAAGGACATCCTCTACTTGAGCAGCCTGCTCTTCAAAGATGTCAGCTCCAAATCCATCGCTGCCAGTCTTGACAGTTTGATATAGAGTGACTGTAATTCCTTTAATTCCCATAAGGCTCAATCACTCCAAATCTTTGAGTTGTTAGTTTCAATCGTTTCTTTTCTGACTCTTTAATGAAGATGCCGCCTCCTGGCACCAAATACGAGCCACTTACCGAGTACCCCATTGCGCTCTGTGCGAACTGTGTCATCGGCTCTTGAGTCGTTGAAGTCATTAGAGCACGAGACACGACATCAACAGTCACAGACTTAACAACGTTCCTAAAACTTTCACGCTCCAGAATCATATTGTCTAAGTCTTTGCCGTATTGATAAGCCTCTTCACGCAGCATGTCTGATACTGTATCAAGAAGCGCTTCGGCTCGTTCTCTTTCAGTAGGCTGCAGATTTCTCCACATCTTCTGTAAGTCATCTAAAGTAGCAAATGAAGCCATTACTCATCATCCTTTGCTTCTTTCTTTTTAGTTGTTTTCTTTTTTGGCTCTTCGAATGGCTCCCATGAGCCAGACAGCACGCTGTCTGACTCAATGATGACACCATTATCTTTATTGATATATTTCATATCGCTGCCCTACGCTTCTTTAACGCGTGCGAAGGCTGTTTCATCTAAGATGCCCCATCCAACATTAGCTTTTGTACGCAAGCAAACTTCGTTATGAGCTTTTAAGTCACGTCCTGCTCCATCTGGATCACCGTATTGGATTACTTCTAATGAGATTGTGTCAGCATAACCCCATTTGAAGCTGTTTTCGAAGTCACCAACGATAACATGGTCTTTTTCGGCAGTGTTTGTGCCTGTTGGAAGCATGTTTTTTGTTGAATCAGCAGTCATGCCAGCGAATACTTCTGGGCATTGACCAAATTTAAATTCTGGATATTGAGTAACTCCATTTTCTTTCACTTTAGACATTGCGTGTGTTGCTTGAGGAGAGAAGATAATCCCGTTAACTACTCCTCCAGTTGCTGTAACTGCATTTGCTGCAGAATCGATATTGTCTTCAATATTTGCTTCTGCATAAGTCACAACGTTAGCAGTAACTTGACCATCAAATGAGTTAGTACCTTTGAATGTTCCATCCGTCATTGATTTAGGCTCTAAACCATGGATAGCTGCGATATCAATCGCTTCTGCAAGCTTTTTAGCAAACCCTTCGTTAAATGCTGCTAAGAATGTAATTTGTTTTTCTTCGCTCATTGTTAAGAATTTATCTGATACGCGCGCTTGATATGTGATTTCGTAAGGGCGCACTACTTTAGGCTCGATAGTTGCTTTTCCAG